ATGGGATTCACTAGGTTTTATTCAATGAAAAAATATACTCCGATGAAAACGAAAACGGTTAAGGATGGCTGGTACTCGACTACGTGGAGTCTTCCTGTTCTTATGAGTAGATTCGAGGGCGCTGTCAAGGATGGCTGGTACAAGCCTAAGTCTGATCGGCTTAAATTTGGAATTGGAAATCCAGAAACAACCATAAGGAACGATTCTATTGTGCGATCAGCAGCGCAATCGTATATCGGTTTGAACGGTACAAACGAGGTAAAAAATGGCTAACGCACAAATGAGAACGAAGATCGTCTACTACTGTGAACGTAAGACGGGAGAGATCCTCATGGGACTCCCTGAGTGTTTTGCAGCCCCACCGGGATACGAGAAGATTGTATGCAACACAGCGCACGAGGCAGAGCGGTGGTCTGCGTTGATGCGGAAGTGGGATGAAGTAAAGCATCAGGTGATTCAAGAGAAGCGTGAGCAGATCGAGGGTCCAATGCGTAAGCATCTACGCGAAGAGATGCTTCACGGAATGGCAAATGCTAGGAATACCATTAACCGTGAGTTCCTACGGCGTCACATGGAAAATCAGGAAAAGAAACAGAAGCCATGGGAATACAAGAGAAAGAGTTTCCTTGGCGCGGAAGGATTCGAGAATGTCGCAAAGTAGGATTACCCCAGTGAAGTTCATCGGCAGGGCTTATGTGTCAGCGTCAACTCTAGATAGCAACCCAGACGTTTGGGTGTGCATCGACTCTGAGGATATTAAAGGAATTGTATTGATGTTTTTTTCCAAGGATACTATTGAAAACGCTCAAGCTGCGGCAGACGCTTTGAATATTTGGGCTGGCAAGGATGCAGCAGAGTTAGACCCGAATGGACCATGTGGAGCGTTGGTGAATTAAAGCGTAGACATGTAAGCATTTTGCGTTATAATGCGCTAGGACTATTTTTACACAAGATCGACAGGGAATCGATCTTGTACCGGGAGGGAATGGAAATGATCTGTGCCTATCGTAACGGATGGTTCGTCTTCGCGTAATGCATTATTAGAGAACGTGTCGTGGCAATCTCCGCCTTTTTCCGCTCCTCCTGATCGTATTGTCAGTTGGGTTGAGGATCAAGTCTCGGAGGGTGAAGGTTTTCTCCAAAACCAAACATGCTACCAGAATCTCGGTAGCAATATGCGTATATTTGACGGCATATTTAAGGATAAATCTAAATCAACGCTTGTCACAAATCGCTTAAAATACAACATTAGAAAATTCTGTGAAACGCTGGCTGAGGTTAGAGAGATTGCCGGTTTCGGATCGGACATACCTGCCTACAAACAGTTTGCAGAGATGCTTACAAAGGTTTCAAAGTGTGTCTATCTAGAGTCCGATTTTCCATTCCAAATGCTGAAAGTTTTGCAGTATGCCTCCGTCATGGGGATAGGATACTTGTGGCCTAAAGTTCGGGCTACAGAGTACGGATATGGCGAGAGAAAGCTAATGTTCGATGCGCTAGGACTCTTGGATGTGGTTCCTGTCCAGATGTCAAATAGCCACGACATTCAAGACTGCTACGCGGTGACGGTGTACAACTATATGCCTATCGCAGAGGCGCATGGTAGGTTTCCTTTATTCCAACACCTATTGCAGACGGTTGGGCCTCGTAACTATAAAACTCAGTTGCAGGCAAAGAGGATTGATTGGGCTGAGAAGTATAGATATGGAGATCAAGGACGCAGTTTTGGAAACCTATATACCGAGATTCGTTATACGTTTGTTAGGGATTTGAGAATCAACAACACAGGTTTTGAGTTGCCAATGGGAGACTTGGGAACGACGTGGTTTTACAAAGTTCCCTATGTCGGACAGGATATATTTGGAGGAATCAGGAATGGTCAGCCTTTCATGCGTCCTGCTCAAGTGGAGGATTGCCGGGTGTACCCTAACCTGCGGCTCATCATTACATCTTCAGGACTCAACCGCCCGATGTATGACGGTCCTGCCTTCGATTGGGATAGTAATATACCGATTATCCAGTACACGGTAGATGATTGGGCATGGGAGCCTCTAGGACGGTCCTTGGTTGGCGATGTGGCCTCAATAGAAATGACTAAGAGAAAGCTGGAACGTCAACTAGATCAGGTAGTTACAGCAAGTTTGAATCCTCCGATGGGATACAATATTGACGAGAATTCAGGGGCAAAGGTGGAGCATTTCGACATCTTTGAACCTGATGTTCGCATGGGACTGGCAGGTGGTGAACCACAGAAGATGCTTCAGTCTCTACTCCCTGACTCGGTAAGGGCAGATACGGTTCACTTCACGATGCTGAAGTATCTGGACGAGTGTGAACAGATGCAGCTTGGACTCACGGATCTAGGCAACCTTCAGAATATGAAGATGAACATTGCCAACGAGACGGCAGACAAGATGCTGGAGGGTATTGGTCCTATCGGAAAGGGTATCGCGGCTAGGATTGAAAAGGGAAACAAGAGGGTAGGAGAACGCATGAAGTTCTTAATCCCTCAGTGGTTCAACGTAAAACGGATTATGGAGTATGTAGGACCGGATGGGATGGCACGGGAGACATTCGACTACGATCCTGACTCTCTAGTTCCCAGTCACATGCCCGATGAGATGATAAAAGGGAATTTCCCGGATACGGAATCTAAGTACGATCAGTTGACACGCGCACGCTGGTTTGCGCGGCAGATCAGGCTCACATCTGTTCCTAGCACATTGTTGAAGATCACTCAGATGCAACAACAGATGCAAGCGTTGCAACTGAAGCGATCCGGGGCTCCAATCTCATGGCAAACGTGCTTTGAACGTATGGATTTTCCTGACCCTAAGGGAGAGATTCAAAAGAGTTTCAAGGAAGAAGTTGAACTCCAAAAAATGAAGATTTTGGCTCAAATCGAAGTAATGAAGATCATGAAAGAGCTAGGAATTGATCCGTCTCAATTGCCGGGTGGAGAGGATCAAGGTAAGGGTGGTAAAGGTGGTGGAGGCGGAGGTAAAGGGGCGGGTGGACAACATGCAGGTGGGCGTCCCCCGAGCGGACAAAAACCACCACGATTGGCTTCTAAGGGTTCCCAAGGTGGTGATCCAAGAACGGTAGTCAAGGAGAGTTGATGAAGGTTTACATATACGTTCTGAAGCACCCGGAGACGCTTGAGATTCGCTATGTCGGATTGACTCGGTTTCCTGTGAAGCGACTTAATAATGAGATCAACTATCCGCATACTAAATATCTGAAAAACTGGGTAAACAGTCTAAAATCGGCAGGATTAAAGCCTTTGATGGAGGTTATCGAAGAGTCAGAGGAAGGTAAACTTTGTGATACTGCTGAACGTAAATGGATCTCCGAAATGAAATCTCGTGGGTGCAGACTTATTAACTACACGAATGGCGGTGAGCGTGGATATAAATGCTCTGATGAGTACCGTATAGCTGTTAGCGAAGGGCAAAAAGGTAAAGTTTTAGGACCAATGTCAAAAGAACACAAAGCTAAAATCTCGAAAGCGAATAAAGGAAAGAAGAAGCCGGGAAACGCTGCGAGGATTATAGCTCTTAACAAATCTAGGGAAGGGATACCTCTAAAAGATGAAACTAAAGCTAAATTGCGAGAAATAGGGAAGAGAAATATGGTTGGGGAAAGACTGGAAAAGTTGATGGATGGTGGAAGGCGTAGAGTACATGCTTCAAAATTTACAGATCAACAAAAAGGAGAGATAAAATATCTTCTTACCGATGGGTACTCACATAAGGTAATCTCTGACCGATATGGACTGACAATAGGCACGCTATCCTGCATAAAAAGAGGAGAAATATGGATAAACGTCACCCCAACCACTACCGCTTTTCCTTTGCCTGAATATAAGAAAATCCAACTATTCAGGAACGAAAAAGGCCAATACAAACGGGCAGCATAACATTGTTAGTTTCAACAAAACAAATAAGTTAAGGAGAGCAAATGGTTGTTAGAAGCAAAGCACAACGGGACTACCTTTTAACAGAATCTAGTATCGATTTACCTGCCAGCGTTAGTGAGGTGGACGATTTATTGAGAGCGACCAAGACGAGTGGAAAAATGGTGGTTTTATACAATGGAGGATGTGTCCAAGGTATAAACATCGAGCAAAAGACGAAAATGAAAGAGTCTGATTCTGTGAAAATCAGGCCAATGCTGGATATTGATGATAAAGTTATCTGATTTTTTATATCATCAATTTTCCACTTGACAAGATGGAAGTGTTTGCTGTAAATTCAGAAGAACGTAAAGATTTAGCGCGTGCCCTCCTAATTGAGTTTGTTTTCAACGGGAATAAGCGGCGGCTAGAGCGAAACCGGCTCTAGTCGCCGATTTTGTTTGTGGTCAACCCAAACAACCCGAAAAGGAGAACACCATGAAGCGTCATTCCACCAAGATCAAGGTCGCCGCAGTTAAGGCAACTCACCTGAAGAAACGTGCAGCCAAGAAAGCTCGCGGTAAGGTAGCCAAGGCAAAGCGCACCGCTATCAAGGCGTAATAACTCGTAGCCAACCAATAAGGGGAGTATCTATAAATGGCTACATCAGGTATGCCTACACCGGATCAGGGAGGATCGCCGCAAGCGGGTGGACCTCCCCCTCCCCCACCTCAAGGGGGAGATCAAGGACAGCAAGGACCACCATCTCAGGGTCCAGCGAATCAACTCCAACAACTGTTAGGTAAATGGTCTGTTACCGCCAAGCAAATGGGGGCGTCCGATCCTCGTCTTGCTGAGGGTGCAGAACTAGTGAGTCAGGGAATTCAGAAGATGCAGACGGCGTTAGTCACACCGCCTCAACCAACACCAGTCAGTCAACAACCAAGCTATTAACAACGACGTTCCGGGAGAATGTGAATTATGCCAGCACCTAGTCTAGCAGAAGTATTGAAATCGTCTGGTTGGACACAGGAGCAGATTGATGCTCTTGACGCAAAGGCTCAGAGTGGCCTTACGAATTACGTGTCGAATGTGTACCAAACCGCAGAGCAGAAGCAGCAGGAAGCAGCGACATTAGCAGCGAAAGCTGAAGCAGATCGAAAGATTGCTGTTGAGTCATCGGAAGCCGCAAGAGTCGCACAGGAAAAAGCGGAATTAGAATCTCGCAGCACAAAAGAGTTTTGGGACAACACTTATAGTCCCGGCGTTGCAGCATGGGAAACAGAAAGACAAAAACTCCTACAAGACAAGATTAACGCCGATGCGCATTCAGCATTTTTGAAAGCGCAGAATGACGGCGCAAAGGCAGCAGGATTCATTCCAGCCGATGCACCAGCTTACACTCCTACCACAACAACTACCACGACAACTAATGGAACGCGGGATGGACAAGGACGCTTTGTGGCTGGTCAACAGGGTGGAACACCGGGTAGCCCAACATTCACGGTGGATGATGTTAGGTCTGGTTTCGGAACGATGTTGGGAACGATTCCTGATATTCAGTGGCGTCATCAGGCTCTCTATGGCAAGCCAATGCCTATAGCTCCTACCGAGCTTGTTAAGCAGGCTGAGGCGTTGAAGTTGAGTCCCGGCGAGTACGCGGCTAGGACATTCAAGTTTTCCGAGCGACAGCAGGAATTGGATAATCAGGCGAAGGAAGCCGAGAAAGCTGCTGCTGCGAAGGCTGTTGCGGACAACGATAAGAAGTGGGCTGAGAAGATTGGCAACAATCCAGACGTTAGGATTGCACAGCCATCAAGGTTTGCAGATGTAACTCGTGCGGTGAAGGCGGGAGAACGGCCTGATCCGACCAAGATGAACGAAGCAGCACGTCGGAAGGCAACTCATCAGGCGATTATGTCTGAGATTTCGGAAGCTCATCAGGTAGCGTAACAAAGTTCGTGTTGTGAAAAATTGAAGTGCAGCTTAATAAGCTGAAAGGAAAATTACCATGGCCGTTCAGGACCCGCTCTTTTCAGAAATAGACGCTTCTACACTCGAAAGCGTCCGCAAAAATGTGGTCTTCAATAATCTTTTCTTAGACACTCCGTTTCAGGCCAAACTTCGTGTAGCGGGTGTTTGGGATGAGTTCTTGGGCGGCTCTGGCATGGTGGAAGGAATCCTGTACGGAACCACTCAGGGCGGTGCGGTTAACCCCGGACAGTCTGTGACGATGACACGTCAACAGATCAACACAGCCTTGAAGTTCTATCCTCGTTACTATGTCACCTATTTTCCAATGGACGATGTGGAAATGGATGATGGTTCGGGGACGGGTGGTGTCATCAACAGTGGCGAAGCTAGGATTGTGAACGAGTACGAGTTGTATTTGGAAGTGATGACTCGGACTCTCAACACATATATTGAGATGAGTTCCTTCCGTCACGGCCAAGCCAACACAACATCGACCAACGCCAACGGCACAGTCAATGATAACCGTCAAAAGGGCATCAACGGTTTGGATGAAGCCCTGAATAACGGTATTGATTCGTCGCTGTATGGCAACATCTACAAGTATTACGGCAATCAGGTCCGCAACGGTAACGTGGGTATGGCGATCAATACCACGCCTCTTTACCTTGGAACATCCACTGGCGGCACAGGACAAATCGACTTCAACGCTTTGATTAAGCTGAAGTCGCAGTGCGAAGTGACAGGCGGCAAGCCAACTCTCGGTATCACAAACGTCTTTGGATACGCAGCCATCGCAACCGCTCTGAATGCTCAAGTTCGTTACGTGAACGACACGAAGCATGACATCGAGTGGACCGGCATCAACTTTGACGGTGTGGACATCTACAAGGATGCGCTGGCACCATCGGCACAGGCTTCCAACTACATCTCGCTTGCTCCGAATAACGGTCCTAGCGGTAACACATCTCTCTCTGACGGTTTGGGATCGAGCACACAGACGATTGCTTTCCAGACGCCTCAGTTTACCAACCCGGTTACAGGTGCAAACGTTGCGGTATCGCCTACCGGCTCTGGTCTGCCATCGTCTACCACGATTCAGCCCTCTGAAGCGATTTACTTCTTGGAGCCTGAGAGCTTCAAGATTCGTGAGACGAACAAGAGTGGCTGGAAGCATGGTATCCGCAAGGCTCCACTGCCGAACAACGTGAGCATCGACGCGATCTTTATGAGGCTGTCAACGAACCTATATTGCTGTCAGCCTCGGCATAATTCATACGCGTTTGGTTTCAGTTCCTAACCACTTGAGAACGCAACAAGGTAGTCAACAAGAAATTGAAGTCAAGGAGATTTAAGTCATGCCATTACTCCAAGTTCTACCCACATTTACAGCGTGGAATAACATGAACAACGCCTCGCCTACGGGCATGACGGACCCCCAGACAGGACAGCCGTATTATGCTGGTGGCTTGAACCTTGGCGACTACTTTGACGCTACGGAGCAGGAAGCAAACACTGCGTCGTATCTGACCAACGGCCTGTTGCACGCTGGACGGTATCGGATGGTGCAGGTTTCGGCAAACGCTACTGCTGCCAACGTGAAAGCTGGCACTGTTGGTTATATCCAACCGGGAACGTTTGTTCAGAACGTTTTACAGTTGGTAGCCGGTTCTGGTATGACAGTGGGAACGTACACCACAACCACGACTGGTGGTGGTGCTACAACTCAGGCAACGATTCAAGTGACCGTATTGACCGCAACCACAGTGTCTATCACGGTTTTGACTCCGGGTGTTGGATTCACTTCACTTCCAACAGTTACTGCCCCTTCTACTGGCGGAACACCTCCGACGTTTGTTGTTGAAATGGGTTACAGCGTAAACATGGTCACCAGCGCAGATATTGCCACCAACCTAGTTCGCCCTGTTGTGTTCTTGAACTCGATCACGCCGGGTAACTACGGATTTGTGCAGGAACTTGGAATCGCTACCGTGTTGTCAACTCTGGGAGCTTTTGCTCAAGTTGTTAACCAATTTGCCCTAGCTACATCTACAACCCCTATAGGGCTAATGATTGGTTCTAGTGCTACTTTCACTAACACTGCAATCGGTTATGTTCTTGACCCTGTAACAACTGGAGCGACGGTAAATACGCCGTTCAAGGTTCTACTCAACGGTCCAGTAGTCCAAGACTAATCATTTAGGGGCGGTGAAATATCCGCCCCGCAAGTTTGAAATACGCAGTAAGGAGCAACCATGCAACTCACGTATCTCAAGGGCTACCCGGACTTCGTTGGCATCAGGCAGACATTCGTTGGATTTGGAAACGGCCCTGCTTCGTATGTTAAAGGTGGCGATCCGGTTGCACTACCACGGTTCAACTCATACATCGACGCAATCGCAGGTAATGCTTTCAGCGCCAGCGGAAACTATCAAGTAGTTGGTATTCCAGCGGCAATTGGACCTCGGCAAGTGTGGAAAGCAAAGTGGCTGTATGCTGGTGGACAGATTGGTGTAGACGGTTTATCGCAGAACGTTGCTGGTTCTGGTATGACTCCCGGATTAGTTACTCCTCTCACATTCAGCGCAGGAAACGCTACTGGAACATTCACGGTTCTGACAGCGACGACAGGTTTTATCACAATAACATCTTCGGGCTCTGGATACGTCGCTCCTCCTGCAACGGTAACAACAACCGGAACAGGCGGAACACCACCAACATTTAACAACCTCACGATTGGATTAGCAAACGGAGCGGAGGTTGCAGCAACAACCAACCTATCAGCAGAGACTATTCAACTATGCGGCTTCTGCGGTGAGTTTTAACGAAGGAATTTAACAAGAGGTCTTTTTCTCCCGGAAGAGACAAACTGAGATGCCCTGACGGGGAACAACTGTCGGGGCATTTTTGTAAAAGGAGCAGGAAAATGGCAAAGAAAAAGGACACGAAATGGATGGAGGACGGGGATGATGCACATTTCCCTGATAACCCGGCTGTACCGAAGCGTGGAAGGCGGAAGGTAGGGGCAAAGTCTGCGCCGAAGATGAAGGCGAAGAGGACCGGAAAGAAAAGGTCTAGCAAAAAGATTGCGTTGGGTAAGTAGGGGGAGGGGACATGGCAAAGGCAGACACGAGCACAAACTCTCTAGAGGTTGACACTGAAGCCCGTAAGGTAAACAAGAACAGGCATCACAAGCGGGTATCGTTGATGGGCACGGCGGGGAGTATCCCGAAGATCAAGCCCAAGAAGTCAACGCGGAAGACGGCACCAACAAAGGCAATAGTACGGTAGTAAAAATTCAGGACAAGGAGAAATGAGATGGCAAAGAAACTGAAGGGTGGAGATGACATGCGTTGGGCGCACGATGCCAAGAGCGCACGGTTTGTTACTGAAGGTGGAGAGCACAAGAAGGGCAAGAAAAAGGTTGCATCGACAGGTAAGACGAAGCACATGAAGCACGTTGGAGTGCATCGCGCAAAGGGATTCACCACGAAGAGAGCACTGCTCAAGTAACGGGGTAGGAACTGTGTCATTGGTTGGGATGCGGGAGATTAAGACGGGAGAACTCTCCAAAGTATCGGAGAGCGGTTCTGTGCCGGGAGGCTTCCCATGTCTCTAGGATCAATGCGGTCTGAATTGTTGGGCATAGCTGGAACGAATTACGGACTAGTGACGACAAAAATTAATGAGGCTTTTCAGGCCATACAAGACGAAAACGTGTGGTCTTGGCAACTGATTGAGGGCGGTTTTTTAACTCCCGGTCTCTTAGGTGGTTCTAACCAAAACTTTCTCAGTCCCGGTACGATCAGTGTCTCCCCGTACACGAACACGATAACTGGTGATGTGGTTGCGACTGCGACATGGACTAATTATCCATCTCCACCACTGTTGACGCAGCAGCAGATTAGGACGCCGTATTACAGTTTATATAACATCATCGCTCTAGGAAACAACGGAACTGTTGCCTACGCGACGATCTTGACTCCCGGCTCTGGTCAGACCCCCGGAGTTTACACTGTGCCTGTGCTTGACCTTGATAGCGGGGTTGGAGCCACTATATCCGTCACAGTGAATGCGAATGGTACGGTTACGATTCCTCCTACTGTGTTGACGGTTGGTAGTGGATACACAGGACCGTCTATCAATTTCTCTCACGGTGGAACTCCTGCAACTTTTTCAATCACATTGATTGCGACGTTGACGATTGATAGGCTGTGGATGGAACCGCAGCAGATCAACGCAAACTACATGATTTATCAGTGCTACTTTCCTGCGCCTCCTGGATTCAAAAAGTGGTTGAATTTGCGCGACACTACGAATAATAACGCAATGGATTGGTGGACTAAGACACAAGCTGATTTAGCGGAGGAAGATGCAGAACGGCAGATATTCGACCAGCCGCTTTATGTGGTGCCGTATAAACAGGACACGAGACCGGGTAGCGCAACGCTTGGGCAGTTCACCTACGAGCTATGGCCTCACCCAATCGCGTCGTTGCCCTACTCGTTTTCTTGCATGGCGAACTGGCCAGCGTTAGTAAACCCGTCCGACACAGTTCCTTTCCCGCTTACGGATGAGATTGTTAAACTGAGAGCGACTGAGATGCTGTCTCTTTGGAAAGAAATGAACAAGGGTGACGAGATGGAGCGCGGTTCGGGAACTGACTGGCACTTTGCGATGGAAGCAGCACGAGCCGAGTATGACAATCGTCTAAAGAAGATCAGGTTGCGGGATAGAGATTTGGTGGAATTATTCTTTACCCGTATGCGCAGGAGTCCAGTGAACTGTGGCGAGCCATACGGTGAGATGGGCAACAGGGCCAACGTAGGTTGGTAAGGAGATTAAGATATGCCAGCATATACAGGATCGGCGCAAGCTAACTTGCTGAGAGAAAATCGGCAAGTGTATCTGTTTAATAACGAGGCTGTGATAGTTGGGGAGTCAAGCGTTGCTGTCCAATTAGAGAGAATGCCTCATTCGTTTTATCCGTGGGGAGTATCGTTTGAAGTTTCCTTTAGCGGAGCGCCGGGTGCTGCTCAAATCGACGTTCAAACATCGGATAGCGACAACATAAACAACTATGTGTCGATAGCATCGCTTTTGACTGCTGGATTGAGTACAACGAACGTAGGACGTATTGAGTTACCGTCATTTTGGGCTAAATTTATTCGCGTAAAAGTCGTTGCATTTGCGAATTTTGCAACCGTAAACTTGAGCGTTTTGGTAACGAGGTAAGGACCATGAGAAGACTTTCCATCATCCCGGTAGTTTTACTTATCTGCCTGCAATCCTTTGCACAGAATGGTCAAGTAGTGGTAGGAAACTATGGTGCCCCAACTGCGTCTCCATCATTTACAGGAACACCAACAGCGCCAACGAATCCTAATCCGTATGACTATACGACTCAGATTGCCACAGACGCCTTCGTGGTGAGAACCACAAACCTACAAATGGGAACCGTTCCTATGAGTGGCATCACTGGAGGTACATATAGTTTCAATTCCGCATGTACAGGAACAACAGCCAACCTAACTGCTAGTGGAGGAGCGGTAACAAGTATCCTTGTGTGGATTCCTCTTGGATCAGGATGCCAAGCAGGAGATGTAATAACATTTCAGGCAGGAAATTATGATTCTCTGATACAAATCACGGCTGTCAACGGTAGCAATCAGCCAACGGCAGGAACCATACTTTACGGTGGAACAGGATATAGCAGCGGTACATCTGTCGCGGAATCTGGCGCTAACGGAGTCCAGTTCACATTTTTATTGAGTGGAACACTGACCAGCAACGCTACATTTGTTATGCCGTTCGGAAGCTATTTAAGCACAAGTAATCAATGGATATGGGCAAATAACACAACAGGGTCGTTCACGGTAACGGTGTGCCAAGCGGCATCGGCTGGATCAAATACATGCGGTGGACGTTCTGTGGTAATTCCTCAAGGGACCAACAACTCAAACTCTCAGTATATACAAACAGACGGAGTAGCGAACGTAGATTTGGCATCGCATATTCCATTAGTAGGTACGGTGACATTCACATCCGCGACATCGGATAATGCAACGATCAACGGGGTAACGGCGTCATCTCATTGCATTTTCTCACCAACAAACTCAACTGCTGCTGCCGCAACCACAGTCGCTTACATCTCATCAACTAGCGCAAACACGGTAACATTCACTCACGTTGTAACAACAGCTAGTGGTGGAACGGAAAGTATTCAATGTACGCCGTACTAAGAGGATATTCGCTTGATAAACGCAGGATACCAGTGGCAAACGCCAGTACTTTTGAACTGTCCTAGTTGCGGGACGGCTAACGCTAACCAGCTTCCGTGGACAGCGAGCGCGTTCATGTTAGTATCGTGCTCTAACGCTACGTGTCCGAATTGCAACATTTCTGTATTGGTGGAGAAAGCAAGCCTAGCCGTCATATCGGCAGTGAAAGCAGGTTCAAATTGAAAAAGACACTGATTTTAATCGCTATTATCTTCTGTTCTATTCCATGTTTCTCACAGGTAGGAGCGTTCAATAAATACTGTGAGAATGGAGCAACTCAGTCTATAACTACTGGATCGAAGTCTAGCAATTACCTTGATGGAGTGATACCGAAATGCACGGTGACCGTATATTTTACGGGGACCACAACTCAGGTTCCAGGAAACTCTATTTTTTCTGACGGGATAGGAACGATACTCGGAAACCCTTTCACAGCCAACGCCGATGGATCGTGGTTATTTTATGCAGCAAACGGACAAGGATACGACGTGAATATGAGTGGTGGCGGTGGAAACCCTAATTGCACGACACAGCCAAACTGTTACGCCACGCCTAAGACGATTACAGGATTGATGAATGGTGGAGATGGTAGTGGTGGTGGTTTCACGGCGGGACTTGACCTGTCAGGAACAAGCACAGATCAAACCGTCATTGGAATTCATGGGTTCTCTGTCCCTGTTCCTACTTCTCTAGGGTATCTGTACTGGACTGGAGTGGCGTGGGGCTACAATTCTATAGGGAGTGGAGTGGTAGATTCTGGAGTAGCGGGCCAACTCGCTGTCTATACCCCAACAGCCAACACGGTAGCCGGGCAAAATTTCACCCACAATATGATCTATAACGCTCAGAAGTGCATAGGAGCCTCTGGAATCCCCGCTGCCTATTCTTGCAGTAACCCGTTAGGAGTTTCGATACCCTACGGAGGGGTGATCGAGTTTTTCCCCGATGTGGCCTCTGCCGCCGGGGCTACTCTTTCAGCAAATTCCGGCCCTAACTTGGCAGTCTATCCACCACTCGCGGCAAGTCAGTGGACTGGAAGCGGGATCGGATATTTTCTGCAACTCGTACAA